ATTAAGAACCCTCTTGACAGGGTTCTTTTTTATGCCTAAAATAGTATTACTGATGTCATATTATGGAACGAGAAAAACTAAAACTTATTGTTAGAAACCTCAAGCTCCTGGTAGACGCATTGGAGTCTGAAGTCTACTCGGATGTAAAGTCTTACACTGAAACGATGGACAGGTCTCTACCACCCCTTCCCGATTACGACGAGGTATTTGAAGATGACGAGTAATCAGGACTGGAGATATGATGATGATCGTCTCAAGTTGAGGTCTCAGTGTATTCATGTTCTCCTCAATAGATTTGGCACTGTCAATATTAATGAGGTAACTTACGGGACACAGAACATTTACGAGTGTGCTGATACATGGGTATCTCAAGGTAATAAAACTACCAGTGGTCTCGTAGCTTATTTCAACGCTTACTTTAAGGACAACTGAAATGTATGAAGAACTAGATACATTCGAGAGAGCTCTTCAACACTTTGGGACAAGGGTTGAAGTCTATACTTGTATGGAAATGGGTGGTAAGATTACAGCTGAAGAAGCTTACCAACTCATTAAATCAGAAATAAAAGAACTCAAGAAAGTGAGAAAACAGGAGAAGAAATGAACGATTGTAAATTAATTTCAGTGACACCAGATGCTGAGAAACACATTGCGTACTGTGCCCGTGTGAGTAATCCTTCTAATCAGGACAGTGAGAAGTTCTCTGGTCTGATTAAGTATTGTATTAAACATCAACACTGGAGTATTTTTGAACAAGCTTTCATGACTCTGGAGATCTCAACTACTAGAGGACTGGCAGCTCAAGTCCTGCGTCACCGTTCTTTTACATATCAGGAATTTTCACAACGTTATGCTGATTCTTCCCTACTCGCGAAGACGATCCCCCTACCACAACTGCGACGACAAGACGACAAGAACCGACAGAATAGTATCGATGATGTTGATTCATTCATGGTTCAGAAATATGAGATGTTGATGCAACAACACTTCCAACAGGGAATGGAGTTGTATCAGAAAATGCTAGATGAGGGAATTGCAAAAGAATGTGCTCGTTTTGTGCTTCCACTCGCCGTACCAACAAAAATGTACATGACAGGCTCAATTCGCAGTTGGGTTCATTACATTGAACTGAGGTCTGCACATGGAACTCAGAAGGAACATATGGATATTGCCAACTCAGCAAAGAGTATCTTTGTTGAACAGTTCCCTTCCATTGCCGAAGCTTTGGAGTGGAACTAAATACAACACATGATGAGGTGAATTGTGGCGACATACCCTGTGAAAAATAAAGAAACTGGTGAGACCAAAGAAGTTGTGATGAGCATTCATGACTGGGATCAGTGGAGAGATGATAACCCCGATTGGGAAAGATATTACACTCCAGACAATTCCCCCAAACTGGGAATTGAGATGGGTGAACCTTTCTCGAAACTCTATACCAAATATCCAGGTTGGAAAGATGTGATCGGAGAAGCGAAGAAACAACCAGGGGCAACCCTTAAACACTACGATTAATTTTATGCCAAGAAAGAGTAAGTCAGGTATCGGTAGTACTAACCCAGTTCCCTTTGGTATGAGTAATAGAGTGATGAAAAGAAAGAAACCGATCAATCTTGATTACATCAAGAAGATTGAACCACTGACTGATAATCAACAGAAATTCTTTGAATCATACGCAGAAGATAAGAACTTAGTGGCATATGGTGTAGCTGGTACAGGAAAGACCTTTATTACCCTCTACAACGCTCTTATGGATGTGTTGGATACGAAGACACCATATGACAAGATTTACATCGTCAGGTCTCTTGTACCCACCAGAGAGATTGGTTTCCTTCCTGGTGATCATGAGGATAAGTCTGACATCTATCAGATTCCATATAAGAACATGGTCAAATACATGTTTGAGATGCCTGATGACAATTCTTTTGAGATGCTCTATGCAAATCTCAAAGCTCAGGGTACAATAAGTTTCTGGAGTACATCTTTTATTAGAGGTACAACTTTTGATAATTCTATCCTTATTATTGACGAGTTTCAGAACCTGAACTTTCATGAACTTGACTCAATCATTACTAGGGTAGGTGAGAGCAGCAAGATTCACTTCTGTGGAGACGCAACACAGACTGACTTGGTAAAAACTCATGAGAGAAATGGTATTGTTGATTTCATGAGAATCATTAATCAAATGCCATCCTTTGATACTATTGAGTTCCAACCAGAGGACATCTGTAGAAGTGGTCTTGTGAAAGAATACATCGTTGCTAAACATGAATTGGGTTTATGACTTTTAACCATATTGAAATTGATTACCCATCCCTCTCACGGGAGACAGTTGATGGAGTTAGATATTATGACACTCCAAATGGTAAGAAGTTAGTATCCATTACGTCTGTTATTAGTCACTACAATCGAGAGATCTTTCGTGAGTGGAGGGCAAAGGTAGGAGAAAAGGAAGCCAATAAAGTTACCAAACAGGCAACTTCGAGAGGCACAGATATGCACACTCTTGCTGAGTTTTATCTGAAGAACTCCAAACTACCTTCTGTTCAACCACTCTCGGAGATGTTATTCAAACAGGCTAAACCCACTTTGAATAAGATCGATAACATTCATGCACAAGAACAAGCACTATTCAGTTATGAATTGGGTATTGCTGGTAGTGTTGATTGTATCGCTGAGTATGAAGGTGAATTATCTATTATAGATTTTAAAACATCTAAGAAACCAAAACCTAAGAAGTGGGTTGACCACCATTTTGTTCAATGTGCGGCATACGCATGTATGTTATATGAGATGACTGGGGTCATGGTCAAGAAATTTGTAATCATTATGTCTTGTGAAGACGGAGAAGTAGTAGTTTATGAAGAATACGACAAAAGAAAGTACATCGACCTTCTCTCCAAATATATTAGAGAGTTTGTTGAATTCAAATTACAGGAATATGGCAAAACCTGAAGACATTAATAAAATTATTGAGAACAAGTTTTATTGTTCTCGTAAGTTTACGGAAGAGATCGAAACTATTGCTAAAGGAGGCAGTGGTATGAAGTATATTGATGCCATTGTTCACTTCTGTGAAGAGAATAATGTTGACATCGAGTCTGTTCCTAAGTTATTATCTAAACCTCTGAAAGAGAAGTTGAAGTACGAGGCTATGGAACTCAACTTGCTCAAGAGAACTTCACATGCGAAACTTCCTATATGATTCCCAAGGTGACTCCCTTTGACGCCTATAAGTCCTATCTAGGACTGAAGAACCACTTTACCAAACCTAAGTATGACTACCATAAATATTGTGGTAAGTCTCGTGCATCTCTCCAGAGTTTCTATAAGAGGAGAGATAGGTTTTTCTTTGAGAAACTCAGTAGGCAGAAAGATGATGCAGAAGTAATTGAATTCTTTGTCTCTAACTTTGTAGCTTGTGATGACCCACAATCACTGTGGATTGGGGAAATCATGCAGAAAGGAGAGAAGAGTTATACTGATTGGAAGAAGAGAACTCAATCACTTTCATATGTTTTTAAAGAAGAGATAGAAACCACCTTTACAGGAAAGAAGTTTGATGATATGTTTGAGTTTAAGAGGTTGAGTCATCCACAGATTATCAAAGAACATCTAGCAAAGAACATCTCTCTAGAAACACTTATCATTCTTGATAGAATCTTGGGATTTAAGAAAACTTTTGATAAGAAACTGGATGATCCTGTTTGGAAATTTCTCTCCATGAGGATGGATAAATATAATACCTTTCTGAAGATTGACATCTTCAAATATAAAAAGATTTTAAAGGATGTAGTAGTAGGACAATGAATTTTTTCGATTCTGAAATTGTACAAGAAGAGATGAAAGAAATCTCAAAACTTCAGGATGAAATTTATGCGAAGGTTTTCAGTTTCTCCAAAATGGATGATGATGATAAACTAGAACATGTAGAAATGCTTGAGAACTTACTCAAGAAACAGAATATTCTCTATACGAGACTCTCTCTTTCTGATGATCCTGAAGCAAAAATGATGAAGGAAAACATTCTTAAGTCTGCTAAACAACTTGGTTTTCCTCCCGATGTTGATTTGGGATATGTCTTTAACAACATGTCCGCCATCATCGATACAATGAAAAAATCAATACGAGAAGGGTCTTGACACTGGGTCCACCATGACCTACACTAGACCAGGGGCTACCCAATCCCCTTTAAGCTACGGGACAAAAGCCAAATACAATCATACGAGGTAACACAATGGGATTCAACGATCTCAAGAAGCAGTCTTCTCTTGGCAGCCTCACAGCCAAGCTTGTAAAAGAAGTTGAGAAGCAAAACAATACTGGCGGAGGAGCAGATGAACGTCTGTGGAAACCAGAGATGGATAAGACTGGCAACGGATATGCAGTCATCCGATTCCTCCCCGCACCTGATGGAGAAGATCTCCCTTGGGTCAAACTATTCTCCCACGCCTTCCAAGGTCCTGGTGGTTGGTACATCGAAAACTCCTTGACTACTATTGGTGGTAAGGACCCTGTCGGTGAACTGAACCGTGAATTGTGGAATAGTGGTACGGATGGGAACAAAGATATTGTTCGTAAACAAAAGCGTAAACTTTCCTTTTACGCGAACATCTATGTTGTTCAGGACAAAGCCAATCCTCAGAACGAGGGTAAGGTCTTCCTTTACAAGTTCGGTAAGAAGATCTTTGATAAGATCATGGAAGCAATGCAACCTGAGTTTGAAGATGAGACTCCCATTAATCCTTTTGATTTCTGGCAGGGTGCTAACTTCAAACTGAAACTGAAGAAGGTTGCTGGTTACTGGAACTATGATAGTTCTGAGTTTGACCGTGTGTCTCCTCTCCTGGACGATGATGATGCTCTGGAATCTATCTGGAAGAAAGAGTATTCACTCTCGGCTCTAGTTGCTTCCGATCAATTCAAGTCTTATGATGACTTGAAGAAGCGTATGGACTATGTCCTGGGAACCAAGAAGCGTTCAGCTCCTCAGGAAGAGACTGAGTATGATAACTACGCAGCTCAGGAGGAGAAGAAAGTATCTGAGGAAGAAGTTATGAGGAAACTTGAGGATTCTTATCAGGCATCAAAGACTACGGAACCCTCCTCGTCTTCTGATGACGATGATGACCCCATGTCCTACTTCGCCAAGTTGGCTGACAGCTGATTTGAAAATCGATATTTGATTTCATTTTCTGGGGAA